ACCTGAAATAACAACAGGGTTAAAATTAGTTCCATCAGCTATTAATGCAGCACCACTAGTATTGGTAGCCATAAATAAATCATCGCCTGATATGGTTAAATCACCACCTATAGTAGCATTTCCTGATACAGTTAATGTACCTGAAGATGTAATAGTAGTTGCAGTTAAATCAGGCATATTAGCTGCTATGTTTGCTAGTGTAACTTTAAAGTTAGAACTAGATTGAACAATAGGAAACACGGCACTACTTAATGGTGTCGTGGTTGCTGTAAAATCTGTTATTTTTTTAGTTGCCATTTATTGTATTGTCCAAGTGGTTGTCGATACTGCTGGTGCATCTTGCCAATTACCAGGTGCTATATCTGTTTTATCTTCTTGTTGTATTAATTCACTATCTTCAGTTTCTATCAAAAACAAGTTATCTTCTGTTTCAATATAACCTTGTGCTGTTTCAGGAACAGTAGTCCAAGAAGTGCTACTAGTGCTTACAGTGGTCCATGTAGTCACTAATAAGCTCCAAAGTCAATTCTTGTGGTTGGTGCTACTCCTGAATGTCTATCTCTTTCATTAGATGAAATGATATCTTGTTTTGCTCTATCATAAAAACCTGCCCAGGTTTGTATTCTTTTGTCGTTTTGTAAATAGGGTTCTGCTTCAACCAACGCACCATATAAGTAAGCATCAGGGTGATAGGTAAGCATATCATTAGTAGTATTAGAATCTGATAATGCAGTAAAATACTTATAGTATAACATTTCTATTTGATAGACCCCATCAGGTATTGGTCTTAACTGAAAGTTATTTCCAATAATAGAGTATGCTTTAGGTTTGCCTGTAGAACTACCACCTCTAACTCTATCCATTTGTTCAGGTGTCATATACTCTAGTGCTGTTTTAGGGTCAGTATTAAGTTGTATGTTTCTCATTGCTACAAAATTATCAGGTAAAGAATAATACTCTGTATCTGCAATCGTACTTGCAGTTACTCTTGTTTCCATTCTTCTAATTTTAAAATCTCTTCTGTGCCTTGCTTCTGCAAGTTCAATAAACTCAGGTATTCTGTCATCCAAATCAGTTCTATCTAGCCAATTAGATATTGCTGTTTTAAGTTGTGCGTATGTTGTTATTGCCATTATATCCTTCTATTTGTTGTTTTTAAGTATTTGTATTCAGGACTATTTATTAATTTCCTAACTCCTTCTTTGTGGTTAGGATTAAATAAATCAACCCCATATTTACTTTTCCATTCGTAATAAACAGTCATAGGTATCCTAGCAGATAATCTAAATTCATCTGCTATATGATGGTCCTCTTGTTGTAACTTCTTGTTAGAGTCAATAAGGGGTTGTATATCTTCGATGTGTTCTATAGCGAACTCGCCTGTTGGGTTATGATAATGAAACACTTGATTCTTATCTAACTTTTTTCTCATTCGCTTAACTCATCTATGTAAAGATTTGCTGTAGAACTAGCTA